TGAAGCATCTACTGTTGTTATATTAAAGTTTACTACCGCACCACCTCTGCCTAATTGATGATTAGGAGTAACTGTACCAGCAGTTGATGGTGTAAATAATTCTGGGCCGCGTTCTCCAACTAAGAATGGGCTTCCTTGTTGTCTTACTCCGCCAAATTGTGCTGGTGGTTGTTGAGCTCTAATATTAGCGACTTGAGCCATTCCTGTTGCTATAACTAAACCAGCAGAAAGAATACCAAATATACCGCCTCTTTCTAATTCTTTTGCCGCACCTGCGTATGTGCTCATAATTGCTTGACCTATTGCCAATGCTTGATTTAATCTAAATAATTTTTTAGATCGCATTGATCCCTCTTCAGCAAGTTTTTTGGCTTGATCAAATAAATCTTTCTTACTTTGTTTTTCTGCCTCATTTCTTTTTTGTGTATTTTCTATACCTTGTTGTTGCTGTCTTGCCCTTTTATCTTGAAAGTCCAAACTTTATTGGCTTCTTCAGTTATATCGTTAAGTGCCGCCAATGATTCTTTTTGATTGTTAAGCTGAGCATCAAAAGCATACATTTGATTAGTCATTTCAGCATTTAATAATAATGCCACTTTGTCAGCTTCCGCCTTTTTAGCAATCGCTTCGGCTGTTTCAGCAATAACCTCTTGCAAAAATCCAAATCCATCAGCAACTTCCTCTGCTGGTTGAAGCAATCCGTTCAAAGTATCGGTCATACCTTTTAAAGAGATGTCGGCAGATTCCGTTGCCACTCCTATGCTATTCATTATTGGAGCTAGTGGATTCATTTTAAGTCGTAAGGCTTCTCCAACTATTCCAGCTTCATCTAATGCTCTATTCATTAAATTTGAAGCTGCCGCTAAAAACTTAAATGTATCTATTGTGGTTGTAAGAACAGTCCCCAATCCCTCGCCTAAAGATTTTCCCCAAGCTAACCAAACTTCTTTGTTTTCTTCTAGTGCAGTATTTAGATCACCAAATTGTAATTTTAATTCAGCAAAAAATGATTCATTAATTGCCATTTTAAATTGAAGAAACTTATCACTTATCATTGATAAAGTTCCTGTAAGAGTAGTAGCTAAAGCATCAGTTACATTACCAAGTCTACCACCTGATCCAAATACTTCTTCAAACTTTTTTATAGTTTCTTCTACTGATATTTTTGCTCCAGCTTCAAATCCTAATACTTGTCTTAAACCTTTTTCTCTAAATACATCTGCTGCCGCAATACCACCACTAAATGCTCTTTGAATTTGACTAGCAGTTTGTTCAAAGTCAAGTCCTGTGAAAGCGGCAACATTACCAGTAATTTCTAATATACGAGTTAAATGCTTTGCGTCTTTTGCAACAACCGCAAGATTGCCTGATGCCTTTGCTATTTCATCTAAGCTAAAAGGGACTCTCCCAGCAAACTCAGAAAGGTTATTAAATGCCTTTGCTCCCTCTTCTGCATCTTTAAATAGAAATTTAAACCTTACTTGTAGGTTTTCCATTTCCTTGCCTACATTAACTAAATTGGTAATAATTTTACCAGCACCAACAGTTGCTAATGCGGCCGTTGCGGCAAGGGCAAACTTTTTAATTCCACTTAAACCTTTTTTAGAAGATGCAACCGCTTTTTTGGTCTTGTCCTTTGCTACTATATCTATTTGTACTTTTTTAGCCATTATCTCCTTGTTTTCGCTTTCATTCTTGCAAGATTTGCTTGGTGCTTATCTTTTTTGTGTTTATCTTCGAGAAATTCTATCCAAGTCATAAATTCCTCTACGGAAAATTGCTGTACTTGATGAATTGGTATTTTTAAATAATCAGCTAACTGAATAGTTGCTAAAAAATCAGGATCACTTTTTATTTTTTTTTAATATCTTTTTGTGTGGGTGTTTGCATTAGCCAAGTTGCCACTTCGGACAATAAATCAGGATCAGTCTTTGTCATTAGAAATTGTTTGTTTTCTAATGTAAAAAGAGGTTCTCCTTTTTCATCTAATGCTAAATGTATTAAGACGTATGCCAAGCCCTCAATAGCATCAACTTCCATTTTTTTAAACAACTTACCTTTTTGTTGTAAGTTCATAGGCTGTTTATAAATAGTAGTTTTCCACTCAGGCACTTCTTTAGAATTTTGAGTGTCTAAAGATGCCCAATGCTCTCGCATATTATCAATGATTGACATACGTTTTTTTACCTTAATTTTTATAATTAGTCAAATTATACTGTAGTTCTAGTAATTCCGCCAGTTCCTTGAACAGATATAGATGATCTTATTAAATCGTCCATAGTCACCGCAACTGAATTTCCAGTCACTAATGCTGTTCCAGTATAATAATAATCTCCACTTGTAGCACCCTCTGGGTGTAAATGTAAACTAACAGATTGACCCTCTGTAAGAGCAACTTGACCATTAGTATCAGTTTCGTCCCATGCACATTCTATAGTTGCTGTCCATGAAACTCTACTTGCTTCAAATGATTTTGCTGAATCGCTTAATTGTGTTGATTCAATTAAATCTGCTGTTGTTTCTAGTGTGAAGCCAGTCACTTCCGCTACTGTGTTTCCGCCTACTTTGACTACTCCAGCACTTCCTGTATGTACCGCCATAATTATTCTCCTTTATTTTCTTTAATTGGTTTTGGTTGTGGTTTTTTTTCAGTTGGTTCACTCCAACCAGCTTTCTTAAGAGATTGAGCTTGATCGTCCCATGCCTCTATAATGTCGCCATTTTTATTTTTTAGCTTTATTCTTTTTGCCATATTTAGTTCCTTTCGGTTTTATAGCCTCTGGATTGTTATGCTTATGCACCCAACCATCTTCTAAAAATTTATTGGGATTGGTTGTTAAAACTGTAACCCCATTTTTTATTAAATATACTTTGTCTGTCATTTAATCTCCATTTACTATGGTGTACCGCTTGTGAATTTATAAGTACACTTTACTGTTAAAATAATACCGCCATAAGGAAATATACTTCCCTCGTCAGTTTCAATGGAAGTAACTTGCGTATCAAGTGCGTTACTTCCTCTAGTTCTATCGCTGTCTAAAGCTGTTTCAACAGTAGTCACTAATTGATTGCGTTGCGTATCTATGTTTTCTGTTGAAGCACTATTATTGGTAACAAAACCAAATATCCTATAATCAATCGTACCCATTCTAGTGATACCAGCATTTTTAATCGTTATATCTTCTCTTGTTTCATCAGCACTTTGAACAAACACCGCTGGGAATTGTTGTTGAGATAAATCCTCTATTTCAAAAGGCTCTCTTGATACTTTTCCAAATGTTATCGGACTACTCACCGCTGACAATGTAGTAATTAAATTACTTGCTATATCTTCTCGTTCACTCATAATTTTATCTTATTAATTTCTTTATGGAATATTAAATAGGCTTTATTCCATTCCTTTCCTTTTTTATCAACACTCATAAATGGTCGTATGACTTTACCTTTACCAGCACCTATAAAATCGTGATATGCCGCTTTTCTATTTTCTCGTTGATTAGGAAAAAATATTTTTCTTTTTAGTTTACCAGTTTTCTTAGGTTGCATATTAGATAACATCAATCCACTCCACATTAAATTAGGTGTTGTTGTAGCTCCTCTTTTTCTTCTTTTTTCTTTATAACTATTGCTGTAATCTTGAAATTTTAAACCTTTCCAATCTTTTCCTTTTGAAGTTCTTGTTTTAATTGCAGTCTGAATAAACATAGTAGCTTTATTTACTGCTACATCTGCTCGTGTAGCAACTTGTTTGTTTAATTGAGACAATGCCAATTGGACTTGTGCATCGCCAACTACAAAATTAAAATCCATTATCTTACTAATCTTAAACTGTGAATAGCTTCCTTTTCACTATCAGCTATACTTGAATTATCGTCAGCATCATACTCAACACCATCTCTTAAAATATCTTGAAATTCATCTTCATACATAGTTCGATAATAGCTTCCCATCTGTTGAAATCTATCTTCATCACCAGTTGAATTAAACTTAGTTAATGCTGGACAAATAAAATAACCTAAACATCTATAAACTGTTGCTCTTGTCCATTGTGAATCAGTTAATAAAGTTAAATCTATCTCTATACTTCCCGCATAACTCCTATTTCTTAATTGG